AGCCTCAATTGCATCCAAGACATCATTTGATGATGTTGCCAATGGGAACAGACTAACTTCCTTGTTACCCATAAGTGATGCAGTTCCATCTTCAGTTCTGATAAAGACTGGCTTTGGAAACATAGCGGCTAGAGTAGTTTTACCCATCCCACCTTCACCAAACAAGGTAGCGATTATTGGTCGCTGACCTGATGGCTTAGATAGTGATTTTAAATTTATAGCCATTTATATTCTCTATCCTCCCATTTATCTTTAAAGACAGAGGCAAATACCTCGTCTAATATTTTATTTATTTCTTCCATTATTTTCTCCTTCTACAAAAAATAGATTTTCATGATCAGACCAACGTGACAGTTTACGTTCCAATCTGATCTGCTCTGGGCTTTTAGTCAGGCCATCCATAAACGTCACAGACTTCAACGCTTCGGATAGCATGACCAATTCATTGGCAGTAAGCTCCATTACAGAGCCTCTACTTTTACACCAATTTTTCCAGATTTAGTTGTGAATGCCTTGGCAATCTTTGACCATAGGCGCGGTTCTTTTTCCGCTAAATATCTACAGCCAGCGGCATCCGCAGATACGCTTACCTTTACTGGGTGTAGGTTACTTGGGATTTTATCTTTAACTTTATCCCATGCAATAGCATCAACCTTACGAGACACAGGCTGTGATAACGTAACTTTATGCTCTGATAATTTGTGGGATATTGAGCCTTCATCTTTGGCATCTAGTGCCTCTGTGATCTGCTCTTCTATCGCATGACGCTGTGCGATAATCTGCTTTTCTAACGCCTTTACTTCTAGCCACTCGGAGGCAAGTCCATCGATATTGCTCATGGCAATTTCCTTTCTTTCTTTTTTTCACTCATTCTCTACAGAATCTTGTTTACAGAAAGATTTTCACTATGTAAAGATGTTTTTACAAATAATGCAAAAAAGGATCAAAATAATGCAAACACTACTACCACTGGACGACATACGAGAGGCGTTGCAAGATCGACGCTTAACTGTTGTCGCTGAGAAATGTGGGCTATCTCACCCAACTGTAAAGGGGATCGCATCAGGAGATGGCGTTGACCACATCAGTTTAACAACTTGGAAGAAACTTAGCCAATATCTGACCGAATCAGCATGAGCTTTCAGATAGAAGATTACTGCTCAAAGCTGAGTTGGTATCTGGTAACAATCCCTGCTGGCTCCAAAGGGCCAACGAGATTTGGTTGGCAACAACCAGAGAAGGCATTGTCAGATCCAGATCAGGCCAGACTATATTATGAGCAGAACCCAAATCACAATGTAGGATTACTGCATGGTGCATCTGGAACTTGTGCTATCGACATAGATAATGTCGAGCATACAAAAATTATCTTTGAACATCTGGGAATAGATTTTTCTGAGTTGATGCAATCTGCACCACAGATTATCGGACGTGAAAATCGTGGCAAGCTGATCTTTAAAGCTCCACCTGATTTAATCACGCACAAGATATCGTGGCCTGTCGAGGGAGATCCACGCAAGACCGAAGTGGTATTTGAATTGCGTGCAGGCTCTGTTCAGGATGTACTTCCGCCAAGTATCCATCCAGATACAGGTCGTCCATATGAATGGGCGGGGAGATCAATCTTCGATGGCATCCCAGAACTACCACCACAAATTTTAACATTGTGGCGTGAGTGGGATAAGTTTCGTCCACAGCTTCAAGACATATGCCCTTGGAAAAAGAAGGCAGAGTTTCAGCCAACACGAAAGCCAAGACCTAAAAGTGATAGCACTTCAGTAATAGATGCATTTAATGATGCACATGACATGCACACTTTGATGGTTCAGTATGGATACAAGCCAACGTCTAAGGGTAGATATCTATCTCCCAACAGTACGTCAGGATTAGCTGGTGTTAAATTATTTGATGATGGCAGAGCCTACAGCCATCACGCATCCGATCCATTTGATAATGCACATACATTTGATGCATTTGAACTTTGGCTACAGTTCGAACACATGGGCAACGTCCAGAAGGCGGTCAAAGAAGCCGCTCAAATATTAAACGTAACGCAAGACGAAGAGTATGATTTAGACAAGGAAGCAATCGAGCATGGCGCAAGAGTCGCCAAGAATATTATGTCTACAAAATCAAAAGAAGTAGACACACCACTAGGTGAAATACCTGAACATTTACTAAGTGTGCCTGGTGTTCTTCAGGATGTTGTAAATTACTACACTGTATCTGCAATTAAACCCCAACCTCAATTTGCTGTGCAATGTGCAATTGCATTTGGTTCAGTTGCAATGGGTCGTCGGTGGGTGACTGATCAGAGAAACTTCTCTAGCTTATACTTCTTAAATATTGGTGAGACAGGATCTGGTAAGGAACACACAAAAACTGTCATTGAGGAATTACTTGAACAGTCTGGGTTAGATGAATTAATAGGGCCTGCTGGCTATACTTCGAGTGCAGGTGTTTTATCTACACTAACTAAAAAGCCAACGCATGTCTCTGTAATTGACGAACTTGGGCGACAATTAAAGGCGGCATCTGCAAAGGGTATGCAACATAAAGCTGACGCAATAACTGCAATCATGGAATGCTTTGGACGCCAAGATGGAACTTTAAGGCAACAAGGTTACGCAACCAACACAATGAAATCGGCAGACGCAGAGAAGTTGGAGAAGGTTGTGAAGCGTCCATCTCTCACATTAGTTGGAATGTCTACACCATCAGAGTTTATGCAAGCTATTGGTGGAGGTGATGTTGCATCTGGATTGCTCAATCGTTTTATAATTGTGAAGTCTGAAATTGGTGTGCAGATGTCCCAGAAGAAAAGAAGGTCAACAATATCTGATCGACTTGCTACTTGGGCAAAGGATCATGCCAATGCAAATGAAGGTGACTTAGATACTGGCAACAGTCATGACATGCCACCACATCCACTAGAAGTTGCATTTACTCAGGAAGCTGAAGATCTTCTGCGTGAGTACGAGCAGAGATTGGTTAATGCAATTAAGAAGGAGACAGGTACAGGTCTGGAGGCTATGTACAATCGTAGCCGTGAGATTGCCATGCGTTTGTCTTTGATTATCGCTCGGTCAATGGGTCAGGACGAAATAGGTTCAGATGCAATGCAGTGGTCTATTGATTATGTAGATCACTATGCAATCCAAACTATCGAGATGTTCAGGTCTAATATGTCAGAAGGACCATTTGAAGCGGCATGTAAGGCAGTCTACGCACGAATAGAAAAGGCTGGGTTAACTGGCTTAACTGAACGTGAGTTAGCCAGAAGTGTATCAGCTTTTGCAAATATGGATAGGCGCAGACGTGCTGACATTCTCGATGCACTGCAAACTGACAGAGGTATTGAATGTAGAAATCAAAACGAAGGTGCAAAGGGTAGGCCAAGGTTTGCTTACTTCTCACCACCAATAAATTGAGAAAGGAGTTGAGATGTCAAATTTAAAAGTTTTACCAATTAAATCTGTTGATACTTACAATTGGTTATTGAAAAAACATTACGCAAAAAGAATACCAAACATAACAAATGCATTTGGATTGTTTGATGAATCTGAACTAATTGGTGTTGTGACTTATGGTATCCCCCCATCCCCAGCTCTCTGTATGGGTGTTTGTGGCGAGGAACATTCAAGTAAAGTAGTAGAGCTAAATAGATTATGCCTACAAGATAATGATAAGAATCAATCTTCTTTTCTAATATCTCAATCTTTAAAGATGCTACCAAAACCAAAAATTGTAATTTCATATGCTGATATAAGTCAGGGTCACGTTGGATATGTTTATCAGGCAACTAATTTTTTATACACTGGCCTGAGTGCAAAGAGAACAGAGTGGAGGATTATAGGATCAAACCTACATTCCAAAACCATCACTGAGCAAAGCACAATCGAAGAAAGAAAAAGCAATCCAGACAAATATGAATACATAGATAGGCCACGCAAACATAGGTATATTTATATTGTTGGAAGTAAGAAAGATCGAAAACTTTTAACTAAGTCTTTAAACTACGATCAGTTCCCTTACCCTAAAGGTGAAACAAAACAATATAACTCTGGAAGTAAAGTTATTACTCAAATGGTATTAGAATTATAAGAAAGGAAAACAAATGGCTAAATGGGCTACGAGCAAACATATAGAAGAAGCAACGCGAGGTGACATCCTCGACACTGCCAAGAAATATGTAACGAAAGATAGGGCGTCTGATCATGGCGACATGGAGGACAACTTCAAGATGATTGCAGACTTCTGGTCAACTTACTTAGGTGTAGAGGTAAAGACACATGATGTAGGTGTTATGATGAACCTCCTGAAAGTTGCACGAATCAAATCAAATCCAGAACATCCTGACAATTGGGTCGATGGGGCTGGCTACATGGCGTGTGGAGGTGAGATCGCAAGCAAAAGGAAAAGAACTACAATTCCGAAACTTGATGCCAACGGAAAGTTCGAAAAGCATGAGGAGGCGTTATGACTTTCTACACAATGCTTGTCCTGACATATGTCATAGATGGTACAGAGATCCAAAAGAAAACTTTGTATAGAACTGCATATGAATGCGGCAATGCACTGCCAGAAGCATACAAACCATATGAGGATATGGATAGCATGGGTCAGTGTATAGAGACAGATAAGGTATCGTCTAGCACTCTCATGCCAAAACTAAGACCGATTGATTTAGGAAAATAGTCGTGTAAGGTGGCGGTTATATTCGTATTAATGTTAGCGCATTTGGTAGCGAATATGCCTGAAGTGAGATCTGATATTAACATGCCCGATAATAACTGATTTCATTTAACCACCTTACCGCATAACTATAAAGTTTGATGATGTCTAAGGCAATAAAAAAAGACCCACCTTTGCAGTGCGAAACCTAGCCAAGTGGGTCTTTAGTTAGACAAGGATACAGGAAGAGAAAAGAAAAAAAGATCCTTTGTCGAGCAGTCAAATTCTTCTTATCACAAAACCATCAGTCCTACAACTACAATTAAAAGTGTGGCAACTAACAGAAATCCAGAGAAGATTTCCTTTGTCAGTCCAACATTAAATAGTAGCTTTGGTTTCTTATCGTGGACTTCAATGTGACCACGCAAGTTAATTGATATCCACTTGCCACTTTCGATGGGAACTTCACCTGACTGTGTGTATACCCACAAACTCTTGTGGCCTAACCTTTTGCCTGAGTTCATCTTAATCCAATCAGGGAAGTCATTGGTAAAGGTTATGTGGTTGAAACCTTTAAACTTCCATCTCTTAATAATCATACTCATTCCTTTCTAAGTTTCTTGAAATATTTCTTCTGCCAGATGTAGTGGCAGTTCGATTGTGGTTACCCTATAGTCACACTTAGGGC